AACTCTCCGCCCGTCTTCCCTCGGGACGTAGACAACTTCCCAGCGGGGTTGGCTACGACCTTTACATCTAGCATCACGCTCACCGCCAACTGGTATTACTTCTTCCTCATCGTCGCAACCAACTCTGCTGGGGTGAACGAGGCGGTCTCCGCGACTCTACAATATGGTCCACCATTCAACCCAGCAGGTCTGACCGCTCCGCTCGTCACTTGGTTCAAGGGTGATTCAGGTCTCACATCAACTACCTGGACGAACAATGGAACCAACGGCGGTAGTGCCACGTTCACTGGACCGACGACATCCCAGACCGTCAATGGTCTTTCGGCGGTCTCATTCAAGCCAAACGTAGGGTATGCCACCTACACCACGAACTTCACGGGGCAACCTCGTGCCTTCTTTTGGGTCATCAAGTTCAATGCTGCCCTCACCTCAACTCCTATTCCCCTCGCTGGAAGCACTTATGGTGGCGACCCCTTTATTCAACTCTATACCTCTGGGGCACAGCAATACATGGTTCTCGCATCGTTCGGAGGGTCTACAAGTATTACAACCGATGTGTTCTCCGCAAACCAAACCTCCCTTGCTGCGGTGTTCGGAGAGTTCGCATCGGCGACTGTTGGCAATAACCTTGCCTACTACAACAGCACGTCGTTGACACTGACTGGAAGCAACGCAGCGAGTGGGTATTCAACGGGAAGCCGAACGGGGTATTTGAATGCCTTCGCCAATCCCAGCATCGTTCCGAACACCCAGTCAATAACCTACTGCGAGGTGCTGGGCTATGACGGCGAGTTGACGTCTACCGATGTGTTGAACGTCGTGAATTACTTACGGACGAAATGGGGGACTTCGTAAAAAAGGTTAAGTATAAAAACTCGTTGGTAGGTAAAGGAATGCCTGTCGTTGTATTCAAGGGAATAGAGGGGTGGTGCGACCGCCTTCAAGTTCTCGCACACTGCTTCGCATACTGCCGCAAGTTCAACACGGCACTCTGCGTGGACTGGGACGATGCTATATGGTGTGGGATGAGGGAGTTTGACTTCTACGACTCGTTTGAGGTTGTAGGCATCAAGACCATCAAGAAGGAGCAGGTCTGTCGGATGATTCATGTGAGTAAGAGCCGCATCAAGATTGTGCCGCCCTGCTGGACCCTTGACGAGTTGGTTCGGTTCCCGCCGAACACGATGGACAAGGACCACGAGGGTCCCCTGATGCGGTTTGAGGTCAACGAGAAGATTGATGGCGATGTGATTGTGACCAATGGACGAGGTGAGAGGAAGTGGGACGTCACGGACCTTGCGACCCACCTGCGTGTCCGCCCGAAGATGCGGGAGGCAATCAAGACCATCTTGAAGGATTTCAACCCGTATGGGACGACCCTTCACCTGCGGGGAACCGACCGCCCCGACAAGGGCTTCGTGGAGAATGCGGTTCGGTATTTGAAGTCCAAGACCGAGTTGAGGATTCTGAACGTCATCACGGACTCCAAGGAGTTGTGGGACCACATCAAGAAGGAACTGCCCCGTGCCAAGTTGGTCAACCCGAACGCCAAGTTGCTGAACCTTCCGCCTTCGGTTCACGGGACGCATCAGACAGACCCCCGCGAGTTGAAGCGGTTGGGCATTACCAAGTGGGACATGCTGGTTGACCTACTGGCGGATTGGTTTGCCCTGTGCTTCTCCAAGGGCGGCATCGGGCGGGAGGAGTCCACCTACTTCTCCATGGCTCGGTCTCTTCACCTGCTGGGAGAGGACAAGGTAGAAGCCATATTGGGGTGGAAGCCCGATGGAATAATCATTGCCCCTAACAATGAAGCCGCTGTTCTGTCGGAGCGGGTCCAAGAGAAAGCAAGTCAAGATGCTGGAACGCTTGTTCCCAGTTCATGAGGTCTATGTGGAGCCGTTCTTCGGCGGCGGTGCGGTCTTCTTCGGAAAGTCGCCTAGTAATAAGGAGGTTGTAAATGACCTGGATTCCCAGTTGGTTCAGGACTACCGACGAGTGGTGGATGCCCCCACCTCCGCCTCCGCCTACCCCACCCCAACAACCCTTGCCGCTCAACGGCGGTTCCTTTCAGGTCACCAATCCACCGTCGGTGCGAAAGTGGTTGAGAGTATTCTCCGCAGGTGTAATGGATTCGCAGGAACATACGTTGAAGACGCATCTGCTCTCGCCACCGACTCCAACCCCGCCCCCAAAATCAAGAACATCGCCGCCTACAAGGAAAGGTTAGGTTCGGCTACACTCCTGAACCAGGACTACCGCAAGGTCATTCGGAAGTATGACTCTGCCAAGACCTTCTTCTTCCTAGACCCGCCCTACGAGAAGAGCGACGGGCTGGGCTACGCCGCGGGGTCCGAGTCCTTTGACTTTGACGAGATGGCGAAGGTGCTGAAAGGCATCAAGGGGGACTTCCTCATTACCATCAATGACTCACCACGCATCAGGGACGCGTTCGCGGGGTTCCAACTCTACCCGTATGGTGTGAAGGGGCATCATGCCAAGACGTCGCACATTGGTCAGAAGGACAGGAAGGAGTTGCTTATTACCAACTATACGCTGCCCCAGACGTGGCGGCGAGGAGAGGGCAACCCGTTCTTCAAGAACTACCTTCGGGCGGTTAAGGTGAGGGCAGAGTTGAACGGGTATGACCCTGATGCTGTCCGCATGGCAGACGACGGCATCCATAAGGTAGAATACAAGACGCCAACAGGTCAGACCGTTCGGTTCGGACGTGTTGGGTATGGGGACTTTATACTTTGGACTCATCTGGAAAGGGAAGGGAGGGTTCCAAAAGGGTATGCCTTACGCAAACGGGCGGTCTTTCATAAGTCGCACGAGGCGATTAAGGGAGATTGGAAAACGAATCCGTATTCTCCTAACAACCTTGCTCTCGCTCTGTTGTGGTAGTTTCTTGGTGTCCTGCCACCTTCCCAGATGAATCTTTGCTTTTTTGTTCTCATAACGCTTTGGTGGTATATACGGCGGTGGACCATTGAAGGGGGGTTCCTCTTCATCGCCTTCCAGCCCCACGCCCCACCATTTGCTCATTGTTTTGGTTGGCGACTTTACATGTAGGCACCCATACGGGACTTCACGCTACGAGCCGCCGAACGGACGTCGTCCTTGATGCCCGAACCGACCATACGCTGGAGGTCGGCATCGGGGGCGTGGGCGGGGCTGGACAGGATGTCCTGCTCCGTCAGCACACCCTTGATGATGCGGCTGGAACCCTTGATGGTCTCAAAGAAGCCGCTGCTGATGGGGACGACGTAGAGGGAGAGACCGTTCAACTGGGCGAGGAACTGGTTGCCGACCGTGAGCGTGAACTGGAGCGTGAAGTTGCCGACCAGACCAGGTGCCTGACCCGCCTGAAGGGCGAAGTCGCGACCAGGACGGAGAACCAGCGGACCACCCGCCAAACTAACATACATGCTGGTCACCGTCGTGCCGAGAGCCACACCCGACGCCTGGCGACCCTCACCGCACCACGTGTTGAAGTCCATGTCCAGACCGTTGTTGATGGACATCTTGTAGAGTTCATACTGCGTGTGGTTGGCAAGGAGACCCGAGAAGTTGTCAAAGTTGATGCTGACGCCCTGAATCGGCAGCGTGAAGTCGCCGATGGTGCTGTCCCACAGACCACTCGCAGGGGCGTTGACCGTGCCCGTGCCGACCACGGACTGGTAGGGAACCGAGCCCGTCGTGCCCGTGCCCGTGCCGAGCGACGTGGTCGTGCCAGTGCCGACGTTGAAGATGGACTGACCAGGGGTGGTCGGCTTGACGTAAATCATCAGCAGGTCGGGGATGTTCGGCAGGGTAATCGTGTTGGACGTCAACTGAGTGCCTGACACCAGCGACTTTGAGATGCTAGACGATGTGCCGAGCGTGGACGGAAGAGCAGACACCACACCCGTCGTGATGTAGCGAGGAAACTCCATGTAGGGCACGATGCTCTTCGGCGGCAGCGGGACGTCCAGGGCAGGGGTCATGAACTGAACCGACAGGGCGGGTTGGAACGAATACGGGGCGTAGGACGACGTAAGACCCGTCGTGACCCACGCAGGGAGACCCACAGCCGTGATGCCCGAGGTTCCCACCTGCTTACCGACGAGCGAGGAGGACAGGCGGACGGCACGACTCGGGTTCGGGAGCATGTTCATCTGAACCTGGAAGTTCTGGACACCGAAGAGACCCGTGGAGAGTTCAAAGGCATCACCGAAGATGAACGGCGGCAGGAGGAGTTTCTCCGTGGACTGCCAACGGAGGTAGACCGTCTGGGTCGTGCCAGTTCCACCACCCGTGTAGGCAGCCGTGGTGCCAGTCGCCGCCACGGGAAGACCAGGGGAGGCGAGGATGGCACCCGTGCTGTCGCAGAACCACCACTCCGCCCACGCACCGTTCGGCGACGAGTCCGACGTGTAGCGGACACCGTAGCCGTTAAGCGGGGAGTTGTCGTAGAGCGGCTGTCCGCCCTGTGTGTAGGAGTTCGGCGGGTTGTAGGCGTAGAGGTCCAGCATCGTCGGGCAGGTCCGCTGCTTACGGTGCTGGGCGAGGTCCTGAAGACGGAGAACATAGTTCAGCACGTCCGCCGTGTTGACAGTGACCGTCGCATCGTTGATGGTCGCCGTCATCTGCTGGACGCACTGGTGGGACGGGAAGGCGGCGAGAGCCACGTCGCCAGGACCCATAATAATCTGACCGCCCGACGGGGCAGCCGCAAAGGACACGGCGATGCTCACGACACCGCTGCTAATCCAGTCCACGGCACGGTCAATGAAGACGTTCTCGGACGGGACGATGACGTTGAACTGCTGGGTGGAGTTGTTCGCCGTCTGGGCGTTGAAGGACACGTTCGTGATGCTGAGGGCACCCTTCTCCACGGCATACTTCGGCTTCGTCTGGATGACACGAGGGTCGTAGACCGAATACTTACTCACTTCGGTCGTCATGGTTTGTTAGGACGACAAGGAGATTTTTTGGAGAGAAACGCCGAGCCACGTCGCTCTACTTCTTGACAAAGCGGAGGCGGAAGGAAACAGTTCCCGAGTTGTATAACTGAATCGGGATGACCTCGTTGGTGAGGCGACTACGCCACCCGAGACGAAGGTCAATGTTCGTCAGCCCACCCTCGCTCGGGTCTAGGGCTGAGAAGATGGGGGTGAGGGGCTTGTAGAGGATGAAGCCACGCCACAGGTCCGCCGTGATGGCATCAATCGGTGTCTCCAAGAGGACCTTCTGGGATGCTCCACTGAGACCCGTCGCACCTCCCGAGTTGGAATCGCCGAGTTGGACTGGGTTGGCGTTCATTTCCAGGCGAACGGGCACCTGCGTCGTCGTGAGAACCAGCGAGGCGACGGGCGACCAGAGAGAGCCAGTGGAGATGAAGTCCTGCGTCTCACGGAAGTAGTAGAGGAGGGGCGAACTGGCAGACGACCAGGGCGGCGAGAGTGTGAAGATTGAAGAACTCGTCGGGATGACGTTGATGATGTTCTCGGGGTAGTAGACGGGCGTGGTGGTTCCCGCAACCCAGGAGACCGATGCGGGAGCCGTGACCGTGGAAGAGGTCTGGGTGTAGGAGTAGGATGTAGACGCGGACGACAGAATCTTGCTCTGCCCACCGAAGTAGACGGTGTCAAAGTTGGTCATCAGTCCCTCCAAGTTGGTGTTCATACCGACGAAGGAGAACTCGGACGCACCATAGGCACACGAGCCGACGGAGGTTCCCGTGCCCGTGCCCGAACCCGTGCCCATACCCGCACCGTAGTAGGTGTTGGTCGGGAAGAAGGGAGACCACGGCTGCGTTGGGTCCAGCACACCCTGGGTTGCGGAGGACACGGAAGACGGGGAACCAGGCATGGTGCCGTAGGGCAGCCACGAGGTCAGGGCATCTTGGACGAGGGAGAACAGCCCCGTGTTGTAGTCATACTCAAAGTAGGGGCATCGGGTTCCGCCGAAGGTTGTGTCCAGGTTTGCCTTATACATGACCGTCCTATACGCCGTCGTGAGGGCATTGTTCAGGATGTCCAGCCAGTGCGAGTAGGAGTAGACAAAGTAGTAGTTGGACTCCGCCTGGCGAGGAACCGCCGTCGTCGGGACAATTGTGAACGGTGCCTGGTTCTCAGGAACCCAGGTGAGCGGAACCGTAGCCACATAGGACCGAGGAGATGCCGTCGTAGACGTGCCACTACCGATGGATGTGCCGATGGAGAGACCAAAGGACACGGTGTAGATGGTCAGGTTGATGTCCGTTCCCGTCACAATCTGCGGAACCAGAATCGGCAGGGTCTTCTGGCATCCGTTGAGTTGGATGTTGTCCACGCTCACCACATACTGGCTCGTGTCCTTGATGAGCGGGAACTGGCGGGTGTCCTGGAAGTAGATGGTCGGGTCATCCGTGGTCTGGTTGGTCGCAACCGTGTTGTTGACGATGGTGGCGTTGTAATACACATACTCACCGTCCGCCGAGGAACCTGTCTGAATCCGCTGCGTGAACGACATTTGTAAAAGGGAACGTTTTGTTTTTGCCTTACTTACCGACCATTTGAGGTCGTCAGCGACCGATGAGGTTGTAGGTGAAGCCGCTGACGAAGTCGTCGGGGGGGATGCCCGTGGACTTTACGAGAGCCGTATACTGGGGTAAATCCAGATGCTTCAAGTAGAGACGGGTAAGGCAATGACGTCCACACGTGTTATTGTCGTTCCGCTCCTTCTGGAACTTGACAGCATTGGACTTGATGGTGTAGGGAGATGCGTGGAGCAACTTGGTGAGGTGGTCCGTGTCCTGTCCGAACTCGTGGAGTTCACCCTTGGACAGCCACTTCTTCTCGCCGTCGGGCTTGTAGCCGCCATACGGGTCAAAGTATTCAATGATGGGCTTGTCGCGGAGTTTCAGGAGACAGACCCAGTGCCCCGTGGACTCATTCTCCGTTAGGTAGAGCAGCATCAGGCGACCCTTCTCGTCCAGCACCTCGTCTATGCTCCGTGCTTTCAGCAGGTCGGGGTAGGACACTATTTTCAACGTCGGAATGACCTTCCGCATGTCCGTCTCCGACAGGGCGTATGACTTCACTTCCTCCGCTCTGCCCCCCTTCCGCAGGGCGTCCGCCTGTTGGATGGCTCTCTCCAACTCCACTGGTTTGCGGGAGAGTGCTGTCCCGCCCACGTAGGTCCTGAATCCTGACCGTCTGCCCATCGTGTAGGGGGAAATCTGAAGGTGTGGGGGCATCCTTTACACTGTTGGACGGGTAAATAGTGATGCGTTCTAAACCATTGGCTTCCTCGGGCTTTGCGATGTCCTCTACCTTACCAAACTTGTCGGTGAAGACGGAGAGGATTTCGGGCGGGATTAACGGGCTGATTTCTTGGAGTCGGTCAATCTGGTCCCGCACATACTTCAAGAGAGCCGTGGGGGTTTGTCGCTCCGAACGAGGCAACCCCAGTTCAACCGAGAGGAATCGGTAGAGGCGGGAATACTGGATGGAACTGATGCGGTGTCCTTCCTGTCGCTTTGCCCAGCCGAAGTAGGACCCAGTGGTGTTGAGGACGGACACGAACAGCGAAGACACCCCCAGAACAACGGGGGTATAGGACCATCCTTGAAATATTTGCTCACTGCCGACTGACAGGAACCCAGTGATGGCGGAGAGGATGATGACGGGGAGGTCAATGAAGGTCTTCCGTCCGTCGTAGAGTTCTTCTGCCCGTTTATGACACCACGCAAGACAGTTTGCCTTTTCGCCCGTTTCACGGAAGTAGTCCTCCAGAGAGTGATGCCATGTGATGAGAGGTCCCTTGTCGGCATCATTGCTCATTTGTAGAACCGCAAGATTCCAGAAAGGTCCCAGGAACCCAATGGGTAGAAAAGGACCCCTTTTGGGACAAACACTCCCTAGGGAAGTTGAAAAAGTGAGATGCCTCAACTTATTTTTTTTCCTACCTCTCTTTGAGTCAAAATGGTCAAATATGTTCCCAAAATCAAATCCTTACCTGCTATTCTATGTAAAAATGTATGTCTGTGACCTGTTTAGGTCTTGGGAAATCGCCTTAATTCTGCTTCCCATTCTTTTTTAGAGTTGCGGGTATTTACTCAGACGTCGTGGTCTGCGTGAGCCGCGGCGGCGACCCCGTTCATGCTCCACTCGGGCGGAGGAGGAGGAAGTGCCCCGTTCCGCCCTACCGCGGCGTAGGCGGCGATGTAGCAGACCTCGCATCGGTAGAGACGCTTGTTGTCGGGCATCTTCAGGAACCGAACCCCGTGGGCTCCGC